CCCAAACGTCCGGTTGCCGTTACCGAACGTCCGGCCGGTATTGGCAGGCGTGTATTCGAGGGACAGCGACCCTCTTTCTTTTGACACGACGTAATACGGATAAAACCTATAGTCGGTGTAGAGCACAGGTGCACGGTAATCCGTATCTTCGTTGGTCAGCCGATCACTATAGACTACGGCGGCATGGCTCACCCTGTTGACGACGCAGTTGGCCTGAAACGCCACTGGCATTCGTGTGTCGTCACTGTCCTCTGATGTGGCGCTTTCATTGGATGTCCCTTCCATCGCATCCTGTACGGTGATGTAATAGTTGCCGTCATCATCCACTTCCATATCTTCCACCGAAGCCTCCTTCTCATTGGTAACGGACGGTACGACGATCCAACGGTCACCCATTCTGTCGATCAAAGATTCAAAGAACTTCTTTTGCTTATCATCGCCGTCGAGGTTTCGTCGCTGATACATGGCTGCCGGACAGATATTCAGCTGCTGCGAGCTGTCGCTGTTGATGTCGCGGATGATAGCGTTGAAGTAGCCGCATGCCGTCCGTCGCCATTCCGTCTCCTCGTTCTCCGGGTTGCCGTCTTTAGGAAGCTCTGCCCAGATATAATAGATGTGGCCAACCTTGAATATGGTGGTTCGGCGCTCCCGGTCGGTCATCTTCTCTGCCGCCGTGTTTAGCTCTGCTACTGTAGCATATTCCTTTGTCTTGTACTGTTTGAATACTGATTGCGAGATATACTCGCGCCAGTCGCGGTTGGCGGCACTGTCGAAGTTATACTCTATGTTCGACGTGACGAGGTTGTCCAGTCCGTCGTCATCATGCTCCACAGAGAAGCCATCCTCGCACTCATAAGATACCGTGTCGTTGGTCAGCAGTTCGTTGGTGGCAGAGATGCGCACGGTCTTCGCCACTTCATCGAAGACGAAAGAGGCATTGAAGAACTTGCGCAGCTCATCGATGAACTTATACACCGTCCAGTGTGGCAGAGCGTCCTTTATCTTCCCCGACTTGCAAGCAGAGACGATGACGAGACGGTTCCACGGATCCTTATCGAAGTCATTTTTCACGATGGCATAACCCTCATATTCCATCACCTTCCTGAGAACATAGAAAAGATATGGCTGAAGGGCAAGATTTATCATTAGGCGGAAGTCGCCCTTTAGTTTATGGCCATTCGTTTTCAACGTCGTCTCTTTCATGACTATCACGCGGTTGGCCTGTACGCGGTTGGTCTCATCGTTGACAGGCGCAAGCACCGCTACGCCTTTCTGACCGACAAAATTGGATTTAGTGAGATTGATGGGAAGATAGACAATCTTGTTATCCATCGAGAAAGGTACCGAGTAACCGAACTTCGGCAGAGTGGCCGTGTCAACACCACTGTCGAGGATGACCGTGGGGTACTCGATTTCATCGATGAAGTGCTTCTCGAATTTCGAGTTGTACTTGATACGGCTCTTGCCGCCCACTATCTGTACCTTCACTTTCTCCGGAGTGATGGAAGTGACGGTGCCCTTGCCCGACATAACGAGACGGTTGCCGGCATACAGTCGGCACGTCTCGAAGTCGGCAATAGTCTTTTTCACGTCGATGCGCTGTACATTGCCAAAGATCTTACGGTTGGCCGCGATATCCATCGGGAACGTGATATCGTAGGTATATGAGCCGGAGTCCTTGACATACTGGTTCTCGTACGTTACCTTTATTTTGTCCGAAGACGACGGGTAGGCCATCTTGCCGTTGAGTGTGCATACTATCATCTCTATTTGTTGTTTTGAATGTTATCCCAGTGCTTCTCCTGTTTCTTGAAGTCTTCCATCGATACGTTGGCCGTGATGCCACCGTCAAGGAGAGAGCCGATTTTCTCAAAAGTGTCCCGTGCCTGCTGCAAGGTAGCAGCCAGCTCGCTGTTGTCGGTCTGTACGTTGACGGTGGGAGCCGACACCACTGTAGCTCCGCTGGTGCCCATTGCCCGGGACACATCAGCTGCTGTAAGCCGTCCGACGGTATTGTTGCGCTGTGCCACGTCGATGAGCCGTAGAGCAGGAAGCAGCTGCGGGTTGTTGACGGCGTTGTGGTTGGCCACGAACTCACCCTCGTGCACCACTCCGGCCTCGCGGCGGTAGCTGCTGCCACCTGTGAAGCCTCCCTCGTAGTAGCCAGCCTCCTCGGCTTGGTGTTGCTTCTTTATAGTGGCCACTTGCATTGCGCCGTAGGCCAAAGCCGCAGCTGCGGCGATGGGCGCAAGAATGTGACCCACCATAGGTATGGCAGCCGCCGATTTATAGGCACTGATAGCAGCCTCGGCAGTCTGCACTGTTGCCTGTGCTATCTCTATACGCATGGCCTTCTTGTTGGCCTTGTTTTTCTCTGCGGCTATCTTCTTGTCTCGCTCTTTCTCCAATTTCTGCACCTTCGCCGAATTGTTTCCGGCCTTGCTGATTCTCTGGTCGTATTCCTTTGATATCATGGTCACCTTATAGTCGCAGTTGGCTTGCGTATAGGCGACATCGGCTTGACCGAAGGTCTGTATGGTGTCCCACGCTGCTTTGGCCATGTCTGGAAGATTATCCCAGAGATTTTTCCAAAGCTGTTTCTTTGCGTCAGCCCATTCCTGGTCGTTTATGAGGTCCTTATCTTTTGCCTCCTTGAGCTTGGCATAAGCTCCCAGATAGGTGCCGATGGTTCCTGCTGCGCCTATCATGCCCTGGATTCCGGAGAAACCGTTCGGTGAAACCACGGGATTCTCTGACAGCCCAGCTTTGTCAAAGCCACGTGCAGCAGCGTCGCTCATCTGATTGTCGTCCTGCGCCTGCTTGGAGCGGTCTTCGTTTCGCTTACGGGCATATTCGGTTTCAGTGTCGGCCATCCACTGCTCGTACTCGGCCTTAAGAGCCTCCAACTCAGCTTCCAGTCGCTTGTACTCAGCCGAATCCTTATCGAGGTTCTTCATCTTTTGCTCATAGACTGAGACGATGTAGTCGAGTCCTGCCTTGATGGTGGCTTTCTGTTCTGCCTCCTGCTCATCGAACGACTGCTTACGGAACTGACCTTTGAAACGGTTATAGGACTCCAGCCACTTTTGTTGCCGCTTCTGTCGGTGGTCTTCGTCCTTGGCATCACGTTCGGCCAGAATACGCTCATACTCCTTAGTGCCTTCTTTATATAGGGTCAGCCGCTGCTCGTAGTAGTGCATCTCATTCTTAAAGAGAGCCTCGTCGAGCTGTTCCTGGTTCTGAAAGGCTTCTGCTGTGGGATCGTAAAAGGCAGCCTTGAGCTTGGCGGCCACGGTCTGACGTTCTTGCTCATAACCTTCCTCGGTGTCTTTGCGTATCTCACCCATGGTATCTGCAAGCGTCTTAGCTTGCTCATCACACACCTTGTTGTATTCGTCGCAGCCTTTCTTATATAATGCTTTGAGCTTCTCATAATAGGCTGTTTGAAGTGCCTCTTTGTCTGCCAGATAGGTCTTGTAGGTGATATTGCCCTGCTGATAGCTTTGCTCCTCCAACGCAAGCTCATGGTCAAATTGCTTTTTGAGTTTTGCTGCCGGATCTTCCGTATGGTTAATTACGCGAGTTGTACCGGTTCTTGTATTCCTGCCTGTTCCGCCGCTCCCAGACCCTCCACCGCTGCCATTATCAGACTCACCATCGATGCCGGCTCCGAAGTCACTGTCTTTCAAGGCAGCTAACTGGGCTTTTGTCGATACATTCTTGTTCATGTAATCATGAAGCCATTTGTTCTCTTCCTGCAAGGCCTTGTTGATGTTCTGATGGACTTTCAGTCTGGCTTGATCGTATTTGAGTTGCGACTTGCTTTTGTCGACGTTGGACTGGTTGAGGGTGAGTTCTCCACGGGATGCCATACCGTTGTCCCAAGTGTCGTACCAGTGCGTCTCCGATGCAGCCTTTTTCATTTCCTCTTTCTGGGCCTTGATGATCTTGTTCCGCTTTGCTATACCTTTTTCCCACGCATCTATAGCCCTCGCCTCGTCTATCTGTTTGGCGGCGTTTTCCTCTAACTTCTTGTTGATGGCGCGCGCCAATGCCACTTGGTCGAGCATGGCAATGTAGTCTTTGATTGCTTTGGTGTTGCTCCGATACTTTGCGCCTTCAGTGTTGAGTGTGGCAAAGTAACCGGGTACGATATTCTGCAGCTGCTTGGCAGCGTCCATGCGGTCTTTCATCTTCTTGGTGTTGTCCTCCACAATTTTCGTGAGCTGCTGCACCTTCTCTTTCTGCGTCACGGCACTCTTCGCCGCATCGTTCTGCATACTTGACAAGTCACGGGCTTTCATTGATGCAAGCACCGAGGCCGATGATTGTACCTTTAAGGCTTCCGTGCTTTCTTTCGAGGCTTTTACAAGACCATAGATAGCCACACCAACCACCGACAGCACGGTAGCAAGGGCAGTCCATGGGTTGGTCATGTTGGCTATCTTGGCGGCTCGCATGACGGCGACATAGCCTTTCACCCCATTGGTGATGAGAGCATATAAGGCCTGGAATGGAACGAGGGCCGAACGGAGCAGAAGCAGCGAGGCCGTCTTGGCTTTGGTCAGCGTTAGCTCTGTTTTGTCGAGAGCGACCTTGATGCGTTGCCAGATGATGTTGATTTTAAGTTCGGCGGTCAACAATTTGTCGGCCAGCCGTGCCCCGCCTATGGCGATGGCCACAACTCCTATCACTCTGGCCAGAGAAAGCAGCGAGTCCCGGTTTTTGAGTATCCAGGTGATAGTTTCTATCATTCCGAGTTTCACCTGACCAAAGACACCAGCCATTTGAGCACGTATAGGAGAGAGCTGCTTACCGAGCTCCATCTGGGCATTAACCATTCTTGCGTTGGCCTTGGCAGCACGGTCGGCAGCCGTCTCTGCATAGCCTCCCGTCTTCTCCATTCTCTCCTGGATGATGCTGATAACACCTTGCACAAAGTCGCCAGCCTCGGCGGTCTTCTCCTTAATCTTTTGAGCGGAGAGTCCGAGGTTGTCGAGAATCTTTGGGCTTTGGCGGGTCATACCGTCCACAAGGCTGTTCACCATGTAGTCGAGGCTCTCGCCGGTGTCCTTGGCTTGCTGTTGTGCAAAGGCAAGGAGCTTGCCGAGCTGCTCCACGGGCAGATCAAAGTTGGCGAACTTCACGGCCTGCTGCATCAGTTGCATATCGTTGACGGTGTTGTGGGTCTCCTTGCGGAGGTTCTCTAACAGTCCCGGCTTGTTAATGCGTCGGAAAGCTATCTCTATACCCTCGGCCTGCTTCGCCACTTCCATGGACTCTTGGGCCAGGCTGGTCACCTTGGAGATAACGCCGGAAACACCTTGCTCGAGGCCAAAGAAGTTGGTGATGGCAAAACCAATTTCATTAAACTTATGAAGCCAATCCCACTTATCAGATTTATTAACAGCCTCATTAGCCTGATAAACATTCTGTAGTTCTTTTTTAGCTTTACCAAGTTGTTCTGTGAGGAACTTCCATTCCTGCGAGTTCCTGGCAACGGTTCCGCTGGCCAGTTCCTTGTTGATAGCGCTGATGGTTCGCTTGATTTCCTTGACAGAAGAAGTGCCTAAGTGCTGAAGAACATGGTCGATACTCTGTGCTGTAGTGCGCATCGACCCGAGTTCCTTAGTAGACTGATTGAGGTCCTTTTTCAACGTATTGAACTTACTCCAGTCGCCAGCGTCGGCAGCCTTGGCCATGTCGGAGCGGATGGTGGTAATGCGTTTCTCCAGTTCGTTAATCTTACTCTTCGCCTGTTCGTCATTGAGGAAAATTCGAGTGGTAAAAGTTGAAGTCTTATCTGCCATAAAAAATGCTATTCTTGTGATTATGATGTCACAAAAATAGCATTTATCAATAGATAGGGAAAATACGGATTAAACCATGATTAGATGTCGATTAAGGGTTCTTCTTTATCTGGAACCCAATGTGAGGACTTAGAGCCTTCGTCTCGTTCCCAGTGTCCTTTGGGCTTGCGGGCTAATTTCTCAAGTCTCTTTTCCTCTTTCTTCCTCAAATACTCTTCCCACGCAGCCTTTTTCTGTGCCTCATTCGGATGGTAGTTGCCGAACACGAAGGCTACAAAAAGGACTACGCAAATCAGTAAGAAGAATGCCGCCAATATCTCGAAATAGATAATCAGTCCGTCCATACTCTCATCTTTTATCTCTGCCACAAATATACGAAGAATATTTGGATAACACAAGTTTTTACTACATTAATTGCAGTCAATATTAAGTCTTTTTCCTGATCTTCTCCAGTTCCTCCGCCTCACGTGCTTTTGCGTCGAGTTCGGTGAGCGCACGCCAGCAATTAAGCGACAGCACTTCCTTTTCCTTGGTCGGGTCGCCACCCGTCAAGGCCCGGAGCTGCACATTGTACAGCTCTATGAAGTTGACATGCTCTGGTTCTCCGTCTTCTACGGTGGTTTTCTTGAAGAAATGGGGAAAGGCACCGGCCATCACGTGCTTAATATGGGCATACCAAAGCATTGTGCCAATACGCTCTCCGGGAGTGAGAACGACCTCATCAACCTTTCTGCCGGCATCGTCAACGGCATCACCATGACCGGCTGCCCTGCCTTTCCTGTCATGGTAGAGCCACATGGCCACATTGTCCAACCACTCCATATTCTTATCAGCTATGAAGTTCTGGTAATATTTCTCGGCATAGAGATATTCTTCGAAGCTGACTCCATCCTGCAAAAGGGCATCGGCCGCATGGAGGCCACAGACTGCATCCAACCTACAGTCCATGTCCTCCAATTGGTCGATGAAATCAAACTGGTGTATGAAGCTTTGCATCTCTGATGTCTTGATATAGATGACGCGCTTCTTGCCGTCCACCATCGTCCAGAACTTCCAGCCGAAGCGGGTGTGCCGGATGACGTGAAGACCGCAGAAGTAAATCAGCATGTACGTCTTGATGGCCGTCGATTCCTGCTCGATGGCCATGAGGTCGAAGACGGTAAGCAGCTGCTCCTGGCTCATCTCCCGCCACGACGTGGGAGCGGTGAGGTTGATGGTCACCGTGCGGGTCTTCTTATCCGTTGAAGACGTAGCCTGCGCTGTCCTTGCTGTTCTGGTATGGCTCATAGTGGTTGGCTTTATAGGCGATGCTCTCGCTGTAGAGTTTGAATGTTTCTTTGCCCTCCTCGCTGTCGATGATGCGCATCAGGCGGCGATAGACGGGCTGTTTGAGCGTGGCCACGCCTTTCATCGCCCAGGTGTCGGTAAACCGGATGATGCAGGCGATGACCTCGCGGTAGGGCTCCAGCCTGTTGGGGTCGGCGCGGCGGAAGGCATCGAGGATGTCGTCCATCTGGCGGTCGCCCATCTTCGTGCGCAGCATCTCCTCGGCTTCCTCGATGGTATTCTGGTAGCTGTTCCATTCGATATAGGTGCCGTTGCGGTGGGTCTCGAAGAAGTAGGTGTATTCATCGTAGAGATGATTGATGAAGTGGCGGGCCTGATCCGTAGCTCCCCAGTTCTCGCTCCGCAGCCCGTTGAGTGTCATAGCCAGTGTCTTCCAGTACTGTGTGCGCAGCTGTCCCTCCAGGGCATCTACGCGCTGCTTGCTTGCCGGAGCGAGGTTGTCGTTGCTCACCACGCCGAAACCGGTGGGGGTGAGCACCAGGTCGAGCTGACGAAGCATGCTGAGGAAGGCCGACAGGCACACGAGCTGCTTGAACCAATTAACGAGCGAAGAACCTTCGCCGAGGTCTTCCATGCGCTGCATGCCAGCCACGCCGAGCAGGACATCCTTACTGAAGGAAAGTTGCCGTTCTATGGCTGGCTTCACGCTCTCATATACGCTGTCATTGGCAGCCGCTCCAACGGGCAGGGCCTGTTCGAAATCACTCTTGGTTATTGTTATCTCCATTGTCGTCTGAGTTTGAGTTTCCACTAACTTTCTTGGCATCCTTGTTTTCGTCGAGGGTGGTGAGCATGAGCATCGGCACATCGACGGTACACCGCTCTGACCATCCGTTGTAATGCAGGATGACGTGGTAGGGCTTGGCCATCACATCGTGGTAGGGTTTCTCCAATGCCTGTTTGAGGGTGAAGAGCTCGCGCTTATCAGAGCCTGAGTTGTTCATCTGGCTCTTGCCGGGCGTGGCTCCTACGAGGTTGGGATGCACACCGTAGGCAAAGCAGAGGGCGTTGGCAGCCTCCTGCATGTCGTCACTCCAGTTGCCGCCCTCCTTCTTCGACGGGTCGTTGAGATTGACGATGCGCACCATGCGGTTCTCCTTGCCGTTGGGGTCGATATAGTAGCCGGTGATGAGGGCCTTACCTGCATTCTCCACGCCACACACGAAGTCGACGATGTTCTGCCGCTCCTGCTTCTTGCGCTCCTCACGCTTGACCGGGTCCTCGATGTTCTCGTTGTCGCACACGTTGTCCCAGTATTCCTCGTGTACCTCAATCTGCACACGCGGTGCACTGGTGTTCTTGATCATGAACCGCTTGCCGATGCCTATCAGGCGGTAGATGTCGTACCACGAGTCGCGGAAGATGCTCGAATAATAGGGCACGGGATAGTACTGATAGCCCGGTGTGGCCATGCGTGAGAGGATGGTGAACTTGCGGTCCTTGGTGGGCTTGTTATGGATGAGTCCCGTCGCGGGGTCGGGCTGCTTGCCCATGCGTATCTCAAGGTCGCCGAGTGGGTCCCAGTAGTCAAGCAGGGGAATGGCCTCGATGCGCTTCTCGTTGAAGTGGCCGACGCGGAAGTCGCCGAAGAAGACGTGCTCTATCTTTCCCGACACGGTGGAGGGGGCGTACTCAAAACGGCAGTAGCACGCTTCCTTGTGGCGCACCTGGGCTATCTGCGAGCCGTCACGGGTGAGGATGATGCAGGTCACGGAGAAGTTGTACATCTGCATGTCGGTGCACTGCTCGGCGAAGCACTCCTGCAGGGAGTTCCTGAGGCAGAAGTCGCGGATGTCGGGGGCGTCGACATCTTTCTTCTCCTTCCTGTCGACGAAGCGCAGCCCCTGACCGTAGCAGCAGATGGTGTTGAACTGCTGGCACTGGGCGGTAATCATGTTTTCCAACACGGCCTTGCGCAGCTGATGGGGCAGCATGTCGTCAACACCAAAGGGCACATACTGATAGCCACGCCCGTTGATGGTCAGCGGACGGACGTTCACCGTACCGTCGTCCTCGTCAAACACGTCGCTGCTGTCACCTCCGTACTCCTCGGAGATGGAGTTGAAGGCTCTCGCACTGGCCACGCCCTGGGGGATGATGCGGAAGTGCTGTACGCTGCCGCTTTGGCCGGTCTTCACAAGTTCTAAGTCGTTATTGCTCATAGATATACTTTCATTCCGTTAACTTCATAGATGAATATTTCGGGCAGCAGACGCATCTGGTGGCTCATGGGATTGATGATGCGCATGTAGCCGCCTTTCCAATACTGATGGTGGACGAGCCATCCGCGGTACTCCACCCGGTGGCCGTCGCTGCGGAAGGCTTTGATGTTCACCGTCTGCTTGCGCTGGTAGGCGAGGTCGAGGTATCGCTGCATCTCGCTGAAATGGATGCTTCTCTGCTTCTCTTTCATACCGCAAAGATAACGACGAATAGACTGCAATAAAAATACAGTAGAAAAGAGATGAAAAAAGCCACCGGCACTTACATACCGGTGGCTTCTATTTCATGCAGGATTCAAAAATCAATCGTCTTCGCTGTCTTGATTTTCATCTTTCTGTTTTTTTAAGAGGAAAACACTTGCAAGTCCTACGACGATAGCTGTAATCGTCCCCGCAAGCCAGTCATGCCCCGTATATCCAAGGAAACAAATAACACCCATGCTTACGAGGGCTATTACAAATGCCATAATTTGACCTATCCGACTCTCGCGAATCCTGAAATCTATAATCTTTTTCTCACAGTCAATGCGATGAGCTATCTGATGTTCCGCCATGGTAAGAATACGTTCTGGAGCGTCATGCATGACTTCTTGGTAAGCCTTGAAATCCTCTGGGGCAGGAAGAGGACCGCTAAAGGTCTTTCTCTGTACCATGGCAGAGAAAGCGTGGGCTACAACGGCACGCTGTTCGGGGTCTCTGATATTCTTGAGAACCTCGTCAAAATCCACAGGGGAAGGATGACTTTCGTTGGTTTCTTTTGGCTTTTCCTTTGTTTCTTCTTTCATAACGCTTATAGGGGATATTTTCTCATCGCTTTCCTTAAATCGTAACCTATTGCCCTCCAGTCCTCACGTAAGTCTGACAAGTCGTTGCCGCGCATATATCTTCTGAATGGGTCAGAAGACTTTATGATAGAGATGGATTCTACACCAGTTCTAAAGTTGGGCAGACTGTGCCTCAGACTTGTGGTGAAACAAGTGGTGGCTTTATTCTTGCTTTTCTTCATACGGCTTACTTCTTTTTCCTTATGATTTCGTTGCAAATTTACGAATATTCCATCGTAACTGCAAATTTTAATAGCTAATTTTATGTCAACCACTAATATGTGTATTAAAACAGGAAAAGGGGCACCGGCCTCACGGTCAGTCCCCCCTAAGGATTATGGTTAAAAAAAATGTCTCCTAAACTCGGAAGTCCATGTCGCGCCAAATGGCCCATTTCACCGTATCGTCCTCGACGGTGGTGGTGCCGAACTCGTGCATGAACATGTAGTTGGCGATGACGCGTATGTCCATATAATACATCGGCTGCAGGTCATCGGCAATCTCGTCCGACGACTTCGGGTCGAAGACGAGCTCTGTGCCCGTCACGCCCTTGCCGGGCAGGTTGTCGCGCGTCTTCATGTACTCATCGAGCAGCTTGCACTGCATCTTCTCTTCCTCGGTGCGGTCATTCTCTTTCAGCCAGTCGAGAAACTGTTTCAGGTCCTTGTTCATTGTTGTGCCCTCCTGATCTTCTTTAAGTCTTCCTTCATGTCCGACAGGCTGATCATCCAGTCGGTGAGCGTCTTGCGCTCTTCCTCGCTCTCGCTATCGCCAAGCTCCATGAGAAGACGGTCCTTAACGTCGTCCATTAACTCTATGCGGTTCTGCAGAGTGTCCACGTCGCAGAAGTCGCCAAGCAAGGCAACGGCCTTGCCGTCCAACAGCAGCTTACTCATGCCTCGCCTCCTTCCTTTTCCGGATGTGTCATGTTGAGCTTTATTGCTTCAACATCGATGATTTTAGAGGCTTCCGCAGCAGCTTTGATGAGTCCGTTCAGATGCTGATTGGTGGCCATCGCCGAGATCAGCATCTTCAGCTGGGCAAGTCCGCCTCCTTCCGTGTGTACTTTCATGCCTACGATGTCTGTGCCGAGAACTTCGGCAACCTCTACGTGGAGCAAAGTTCCCTTTTTAAGTTCCGCGTTTATCACCTTTTCCAGGTTCTCTTTCAATTTCTCGTTCATGCCTGGCCTCCTTTCTCGCCATTGTTCAACCGGTACACAATCCAGCCGCTCACGAACATGGCCGTGATGCTCACTATCGGGGCCTGCTCCACGCACACCGCGCCCCCGGCCATGGCCAGGGGAAACACAACGCCGATGCGGATGGCCACACGCCGCGTCACCTCGAACTCGGCGATACGGCTGTAGAACGCGCTCCTGGTGTCGAGCCACTTGTTGATCAATCTGCCCGTCGTTCTCATCCTCTCTCGGAGGCTCACCGGCTGACGGACCTCAGACGCGGTGAAGTTGATTGTTGCTTGCTGCATATTGCATCGTTCTTATACCTTTCCCGGATAGCCGGGCCTTTGTTTTGGCAGAAAAGAAAAGCGGCTGCCGATTCCGCTGGTATAAGAACGATGACTTCACCCGAAGGGCTATATCAAATTCTACGGAATGGCAACCGCCAATATGTTGTCTGCGAGTAGTTACCCGCGTTTTGCCGGGCATAAAAAAAGCCCGACCTTGATGTCCGAGCAATGACCGCTGCTCTCCGGGATGGACTACCATCGTTCTTATACCGATGGCAAAGATAGGGAGAAAAAGCGGAACGGCAAAGGAAAATGGTGGAGAAAATGAGTTTCACCACCATTTTTAACATTTCAGCCCCACAATTCCATCGAGGAGTTGCTTATTGCACATAGGTGAAGCTATTTGTTTTTATTCTTTTCTAAAGAAGAAGCAAGTGACTCGTCTAATTGCTTTGTAATCTTTTCGAACACATTTTTTGAAATGCGGGATGAGATTTCCTCGACTTGTTCTGGGGTCAATAAAGTCCCTTCAATTTGCGATTTAGGACTTAAACTGCTTATCATTATGCCTGCCATAGAAAACCTCCTTACTTAAAATAGTTGTTGAAAAATGGAGCATTCAGCTCTGGTCTGAAATAATGCTTCCTGTTTATCCACACGAATCCGTCGCCTTTCGATATTACGGCAACATCCACAGGGCCACCAACGGTCTCTTCTCCCGGCTGCATTCTCCTTACAAGAGAAGTAAGGGAAATGAAGCTTTCTGCCATATTTGCCATATCCTCTTTGTCCAATGATACAACCGTATTCAATAAAGGAACTGTATAAGTGTCACGCATCTCTCTGTTGATTTGATATGTTATGTCACGGATGACGGAATTTATATCAAGACCTTTGATGGCTGAGGACACAGTAGCAGTCGATGGATCTGCGTCCAGTTTGTTGGTAATGGCTTTAGAAAACGACTTGATGGATTCCTCTATGACGTTATAAATGATGTCTTGAAAAGACGGGTTGATGCCACGGATGATAGTTTGCGTCACATCTACCTGGGCAAAAGGACATATTACCGCACCTGGTCCATGTTCCGAGATGATGGCAATATTATTTTCATCCACGAAATAACGCAAGTGGTTGTCTATACCTAACAATACGTTGATAGGAAACAGTGAAGGGTATATTTCTGACTCCCCATAGCCGACAAACACCAAACCTGTGTCTAAGGAAGTGTTCAGCCTTGCGGACAAATAATAAAAAAAGGACTCACATAATACATCTTGGAAGTCCATTCCATTAAGCTTGGCATAGTCCTCAACTTCTGCGAACGCAATTTTTTTAAAAGCATCATACTCATATCCGTCGAATTCTGGACATTTTAGGGTCTGTTTATTGCTTTCCATGCAAATCTGAAGTTTCTCAACCAATACATCGGAGGTTTGTTCTTCAGGCTTCGTTCCCTTTTCGCGAAAAATCTCATTTCTGCAAATGTTTACAAACGAGTCCAATTGCAATCTCAAAAACGAGCGCTGGGTCTTGTCGTCGCAAAAGAAATGGCGGAAATGAAGAAAACGTATGAAGTCATCAACGTAATCTTTAAGAAAGGGAAACGCCTTTTCTCCAAGTTCTTTCCTGTATTCTTTAATGATGATGTCCCAGGGCACACCCATAAAAGCAGCATTACTATACGTCATAACAGCCACGGGGTGGTATTTCGATAGTGTGAAGATCTTATTCGCACTATTCACCACTTTGTGGGTGTTGCCCATCGTCACCGCACTGTCTGCGGCAATTGCCGCACCGTGCTTGTTTAATACTGCTACGATTGCTGTCATACAATGTTTTCCTTTTATAATACAAATATAGTCTGTTTATCTCAATCAGCCAAGTTCCAACAGGTATTTGGGCTTATCGTCCTGCCTTTGCATCTCGTTCATTATCTCTGTCCAACCCGGCATAGCTAAATCTTTATGTTGTCAACACTACTGTAAGAGTGTACTTCATAATTATCTTTATCATATCGCGATATAGCCTCATAACTTTTCTCAAGGCTTGTATTGTCTTGTTTGCACGATGAAGTGTTGGTCATCGCACACAATTGTTTTATTTCTTTAGAAATGTCCATATCGAAATATTTTAACCTTACTCTTATAATTAAAATGCAAATATAGCATGTTTGTTTTAAAGGTGCAAGACCTAACTGTCATTTTTATCTTATTTTTTGTTTCAAATATGATAAACAAGGTCTACAATGGCAAGGAAATTATCTCCGATTACAACGGCAGAGGTAAACAATCTTTCTGAGATTGCAAAGGGTAAAGTTGGAAAAGCGGAACGGCAAAGGAAAATGGTGGAGAAAATGAGTTTTCACCACCATTTTTAACATTTGGAGGGGTGGTGAAGTTCGTAAAACTCATTTAATCCCTCAGTCCCAAGCTCTTTTTCTTTCGGTCGAGAATCTTTTTCTTAAACATGGCCATCTTTTGCAATATCGTCACGCTGTCATCTTTCCGTGAGATGAATATATTCCTGTCAAAGATAAACTTCAAAATTGTATCTCCACTCACCTGTTCAAATGAAAGATTACCCATGGTGATAATGTCAAGGCCGATGACAAATTCAGCTGCCCCTATGGCATCCGGCAGTATTGCGGCTTCCACGTATGCCATATAATCCCTGTCTCCTGGCAGAGCGAAGCAGAGTGTTGTCATCCGCCTCATGTTTCCATTTGCTGTCGCAGAATGCATTTCACTTGCCTCTTCCAATCCCAGCTCGTTGACAATTCTTTCTGACACGAGCGATTGCGAAGCCCCAGTGTCCCATAGCGCATTGACCACCATTGAACTCTTTGTGAGGTTGTTATACACTCTCAAAGGTGTCACTATGCTCAACGGCTCCTTGCCTATATTATAGATGAACACATTGTCGGGGATATACTTATTTACCATATGCTTTGACCCTTTATTTGTTCCCTTCAAACTTCCTTATCAGGTTGTAGATGGTCTGGTAGGACCTCCACTTGCTGTTGGTGTCATCACCCGTATGGATGAAGTAGTCGTGGTTGAACACGAATTCCATCAGTGTGCCTTCCTTTGTGCGCGTGAGTGAGAAGTCGCCCATGGTAATGATGTCAAGGCCGATGATGAACTCTACGCCAACGGAGATCTTCGGCACGATCCGGGGATGGATATAGGTGTACCACTCATTGTTGCCCGGAAAGGCGATGGCACAGCCCATCTCGCTCGGCATCGTCTGGCCAACGCCGTCCATCAGTCCGGCTGGACGGCGCGACACGCCAAGGCTGTCGGCAAGCCGTTCTGACATCACCGAGAACTGGGCACCGGTGTCCCACATGGCATCGAGCACCATGCCTTTCTCCTGATACTGGTTCTCTATTTTCGCAGGGGTCTTCAGCAGCCCGCAGCCATCAGGGAAGAAAAACTTCAGCCTGTCTTTCTCACTCGTTAAGTCTGTCATACCTTATATTGTTATTATTGATGCTGCAAATATAACCATTCCTTTCTAATTTTCCAACGTTGGGAAGAAATGAATCGAAAAAGCCTCCCACGCATCACGCGCAGGAGGCTCCAAGAGTTCATTTATTTATTTCATCTGCGCATGACGCACAGCTAAAATCTTACAAGGGAAATATCAGACAACGTCTTGCCCAAATCCCGTATGCCTTTCTGTATTTCCTCGATCCTTTTCTCACTCGGTTTCTTACTGCCTGAAATATATTGGCGCATAAGAGAAGGGTTAATACCAATCTGTTTGGCTACCAAGCTTGCATTGAGGGGAAACTTATCGAAGAATGCCCAAATGTCATATTTGAATGCCATTTCCAGCTCGGGCATATCAACACCATCTATGTCAATGTATTCCTGCCGAGCATCAAGCAAGTCTTTGACAGCTGCATCTACGGTAGGACCATATCCGGAAAGACCATGCTTTTCATCAACATCTTTCTCCAGAAAGCAAGAACAATTTCTCACTCCCGGCTGCTTCTCTGCAATAACTGTCACCTTCATATCTTTTCTGTTTTATGTTCTATATAAAAAGAGTTCTCGCAATCATTCCATTCATTACTGAAAGGTTGCCAGCACTTTCGCGCTGGCATCCTTTTAATCAGTACCAAAAAGTTGCATCATGATCTTTTTACGAAGACCTGTACTAACTTCCTGTGCGTCATGTCTCGGTACCATTGCGGTGTGTCCGTTATCCGGATTCAACCACATGTCGTGCCGAGAACCGTGTCTTTGCAGGCGGCATCCCTTTTTAAGGAGTAGCCTTTTAAATTCACTGGTTTTCATACACAATTGAAATGAAATAAAATAAAGAACTCTTTGTCTTAATGACACTGCAAAGGTAGCGAAAAAGTTACATTCCGCCAAATTTTGAAGTAACTTTTTTGCTACCCAATTAAGATTTAACATTTCACCAATGACAAAGGCCGGCAGCCTCACGGATACCAGCCTTCTGAGAATGTTTAATTAATCTTATTGTATGAATTTCACTTTGCTGCAAAAGTAATAGGGGCGGCGAGATTAAAAGTGGCCGCCCCTAAAGCCAAGTACCTCTGAATGTAAGTTGGTGAGCGCTTGAACTTCTGTTGCAAAGGTAAGCAAATTATAGGATATTTCCAACGTTGGCAGGAAAATAGTTACAGATTTCCCAACGACATGGCGGCATTGGTATTACCACCGTTATGTCTGGCCAGTGCTGTGGTATCACCGAACATGGCAGCGAGGGCATCGGAGATCAAACCCTGGTAGGCATCGCCGTAGAACTGAGCCTCGAAGTCGTTCAGGCGATGGATGCTATAGAGGTACTTCTTCATGAACCAGTCGCGCCGCTGGCGGTGCCCCTTACCTTTGTTCCACTTCTTGCCACGCAGGAACTGCAGGCCGTTCTCATCATCCTTGCCGCTGTTGCCTCGACGGTAGCCATTGCCGGTACCAGCGGCCACATAGATGCCATACTCCAAGAAGTGATGCTCTATGGTGGTCGGTGTACCGGGATGAAGCACGCCTGTCAACGACTGATACAAAGCGCCCGTGTCATAGACGGGTGGCGAGAACTTCATCATCTTCTCCTGCCAGATCTTCACCATGAAGTCGGTCCACCGCTGCTCGTACTGCTCGCGGTCCTGCTCCGTGAGGCTACCCCTCAGTCCATTGTCTGCTGTCATAAGTCAGGTCGATTGGTTCGTCGTTCTCCACCATGAAGTAGAGTCCCGTAACGCCAGACATGAGGTATTCCGGGAACTCGTTGCTGTAGATGCGCTCCACCTGCATGTATTCCAGCGCGTCGCCGCAGGTCATCTCCTCGCGGTCGTGGATAAGACGGGAGTGCATCTGCCGGAAGATGGCGCGGCAGAGGTTCAGCTGCTGCTCGCGGTCGGCCATGTCGTCGATGCGGTAGGGGGCGACGATGAAGACGGTATAGACGCTCTTGCGGAAATAGCCCACTCCGTTGGAGTAGGTATTCTGCGAGGTAGTGTCGTCAACGAGGATATACTTGGCTGTCTTACGAAAGTCGCTCATCATGTCCTGCATGCCGCCGAGACCGGAGCACCGCCCCACCTTGAAGCCCTGCTCTGTGGCCAGCCTGTTCTGCCTTGCCATCGTCTCGAAATAGTCGAAGGCATTGAATATCGTTTCCTGAGCCATATCACTCTACCTTGATATACTGGTTGTACCTGATGGTGGCGTGGGGGTTGAAGTTCACAACTTTCACCTTGTAACCTTTCGTTCCCCATCGCCACCAGAGGAACTTATGCTTATATTCCCTATATACGATGGTCGCCACTGAGTCGCTGACCGTATAGACGATCGTCGTGTCGGGCGGTTTCATACTTAGTGTGAAGCGGGCCCAGCGGTCGGCATACTCATAGCGGCTGTTGGCCTTTGCCTCCAGCCTGACGGTGTCGTGGATGGCGGTGCCACTCAGCTGCTGTGCCTCTATCTGCCCGAGCCTTAGCCGTAGCTCCTTGATGAGCTGCTTGTCGGCCAGCTCTGTCTTATAGGTACTCCGCTCCACGGGGATGGCCGCAGAGGTGGCCACAGGGATGGTGTCGCGGATGGTATCGTATTGGATGAGCGGTTCTATCTGTGCATGGGCGAGCTGTATTTTCAGCTCTTCCACCTTCTGCTTGCTCTTTTGCGAATCATTCCATGCAAGGACAACACCAACGATGGCCATGATGAAAGCGAGCAGGGATAATAGTGTGTTCTTATAGTTTTGCATACTCTTCCTCCGCATTAAAGCAAGGGCAGGCCTTCACCCACTCCGCAGGTTCTATTTTCCCGTCATGGTTCAAATCGGGCGATAGGTCGCGGTGACCGCAGATGCGGGCACCGGGAAACTGCTTCTTTAGCTTCCGCAGCAGGTCGGCGAGGGCTCTGCGCTGGGCCGGCGTGCGTGTGTCCTTAGGGGTCTTGCCGTCAGCGGACACGCCGCCTACATACACCACACCGATGGAGTTGGCGTTATGGCCATACACGTGAGCACCAACCTCGGCCACGGGACGGCCTTCATGGACGCTGCCGTCACGATACACCACATAGTGGTAGCCTATCTTCTTCCAGCCACGGGCGCGGTGCATCCTGTCAATGTCGGCCACGGTCACGTCACGCCCCTCGGGCGTGGCGGTGCAATGTACTACAATCAGATTAATGTTTCTCATTGTTATGTTTGTTTAGTTTGTTATCCACATACTGCTTCACGTCGTTCTTCACCTGTCCCATCTTGGTGTTGATGGCGAGCGAGATGCCGAAGATGCTGGCGGCATATACAAGTGCCTGGGCGATGTACCATAGTACGGAGTCCTCAATCTTGTAATGGTTCAGGAAGAAGCATATAAAGGCGAGGACGACGGCGGAGACAATCATCATCACTGCCGTGGAGTACTGTATCTTTTCTTTCGTGTCCGGTGTCATAACTGCTGTTTTTTTTGATTACACGGCAAAGATAAATCAATATTACGCGACAGGAAAATACATGTGTCCCGCCCTTCAGGGCGAGGATCAGCGGCAGGGTTCCGTAGGCCGCTGCTTCGCAGCGGCGAAAGGCCACCCTTCCCTTGAAGAATGCCCCTATGCCGTCCTTGTTATTACCCCGTCCTTCAGCACCCACGTCTGCCCGCTGTTGTTAGTGTTCAGGGCGTTGAGTATCTTGTTTTGCGTGGTCTCTGAGCAGCCAGTTACTTTAATAACAGTACCTACGGAACCAATCTTTATAAAAGAATAAAGTATAAGAACGCTATTAAAGTTTGTACCAGATAAATCAAGTTCCTTGAGTTGTGGTAAATCATAAAAACAACCAGCAAGGCTACTAACTTTACTCCAATCGAATCTATTAGCAATAATTTTCTCTAAATTGTTACAATATCTAAAGCAACTATTAAAATTCATTCCTGTTTCAGAAGGAACTATTTTACAACTATTTAAATTAACATAAATGAGATTTGCACAATATGCAATAAAGTACTTAAATCCTTTAGAAGATGGATTTTCATAAAGAGTTAAGTTACAATCACTAATTTTCTTTATGTCTCCATTTGTATCAAATATAACAGGACCAGAACATAATATTTTATAATCATCATATATAAAGTTTGCCTTAATATAATCCACAAAACGAAATGTTCGTAATAATAAGAACGAAACGTCACTTTCCCTAAAACGAAATGTTCTTTTTCAAGGGTCTTTTTCACTCAAAAACATGTAATAAAACTTGTGTCCATCATGGCTCTATTTGCGAAATGAAGTTACTGCACTCCCCGCCGAAGCTGTGTACCCTTGTCATTCCTCATAGTCCGTGGGGTGACAGCCGGGGTGTTGTAGTTACTTTTTCCGCCACCGCTTCATAATCATCCGATACGTAAGCCACCGCTCCGTCCACAGCCTTGTACTACGACGTCCTTGTTATTACCCCGTCCTTCAGCACCCACGTCTGCCCCCTGTTGTTAGTGTTCAGGGCGTTAAGAATCTTATTCTGCGTCGTCGCCGAGCACCCGATAACCTTGACAACAGTGCCGACAGTGCCAATGTTGGCAAAACAAGTTCTATCAATAGTAATATTGTCAAAGTCTGCTCCTGAAAGATCCAGTTCTGCAAGGGATGGAAGATTCTTGAAAGTAAGTTTTATACTTTCCACCTTACCCCATTCAAGCCCTCCGGCCTTTATGTATTTCAGATTATCGCACCCGTAAAGGAAAGACTGCATTTCTATCTTCTTATCACCATAAATAATACTGGGATTAGTAATATATGTATATAAAAACTTAATTCCATTAACATCAGCTCTTAACAAAGAGTTACAATCGGAAATCTCTCTTTCAATCGATGAAGTGTAAAATCTCACCTTGAAGCTGTCAATAGTAACAATATCATCGTTGCCTTGGAAAAAAGTCGAATAACCGACGTCATAAGCGCAGGTGTCCAAATCGAACCTTTTGTTGGTATCAGTCGTACAAGATAAAAGCACTTCTTCGGATGAACCGCGAGGATAAAAACGGCTTGTATAAATGTCTATCCCCGCCTCTGTCGCCGTCCCGATAATATGCCCCCCGGGGTACCCCTCCCACACGAGTTTCTCCCCAAGGTATATCTTGCTGAGTTTCTTGTCTCCTAAGTAGATACTTCCCACTTTCTTCTCGCCTAAGTATATCATGTCCACCCTCCTTTCTCTATTCTGGAATACAATACAGCGTGCTACTGTCCTTCGCCGCCAGTGCCGCGTAGTCACCCTCCGTCGTCAGCACCACTTTCGGGAGCTTGGTAACCGTAGCATGTAAATCGCTAAGACCCTTTTCAAGGCTTCGGATGGAATCAGTATTGTTTTTGACCCCCGAAGTATTACTCTCGACCTTCGGGGCAAGCTTTGATATAGCATCGCTCAAGGTATCATGCCCGTGATTGTAGGAATCTCTGTCTACATAGTCACCCAACTTCGTATTCAAGTCCGTCTGTGTCACATACTGCCCGTGCGTGTGCGTCGTGATGTCGCCCGTCAGAACAGCCTCCACAGCTGCCTTGGTGACCTCACCAGGATCGCCCTTGTCACCCTTCGGCCCTTGGATGCCCATATTGCCTTGCGGACCTTGCGGCCCTTGTTCACCGGTGTCACCCTTGGGTCCCTGAATACCCTGCGCTCCCGTGTCGCCTTTCTCGCCCTTCTCACCCTTCTCACCCTTCAGATAGTCAAAGGTAAAAGTCGCCCCGTTGATCGTCACCGCAGGTGTTCCGGGCGTGTTGATATGCGCACCTGCCGCGACCTTGATCGACGGAATGCCGCCCGGCTCCCCCTTCGGGCCCTGCGATCCCGTGTCACCTTTCGGTCCCTGAGGCCCCGTGTCACCTTTCGGTCCCTGCGCTCCCGTGTCGCCCTTGACATAGACTTCCGTCTTCGCATAAGCCTTCTTTGCCCGGTCGTATCGGTACACGTAGTTGTCCGGCCCCACATACGTCGGGTTGTCCGCCACCTCGCTGGCACTCTTAGCCGCATTGCTGGCAGCCGTAGCCGCGTTGTTGGCGTTGTCGATCACAGTCCCCACGCCGTTTACCCGCGTCTCCATAGTGCTCACGTCACCGCTGAGCTTGTCAGCCTTCGCCACCGCACTGTCAAGCGATGCCGCCTTACTGTTTGCGTTGTCCGCCGCAGCCTGAGCGTTACCCGCCGCACGGTTCGCCGACTGCACCGCAGCATCCACCTTAGCCGTGGCAGCGTCCACCTTAGCGTTAGCCGCACTGATAGCGTCCGCCGTCGTCGTGGCCACATAGTCGCTCCACGTCTTTGTCGTCACAACCTTATAGGCTGGTGTCCCGCCGCTCGTCACGATGACAGGAAGCGATATACCCGCCGCTGTCTCCTCGGCCGTCGCCGTTTCCAAGTCCCTTATCGGGAAGCCGTAAAGCTCCGATTGGTCAAGTTTCTCTATTGCCATATCTGTCTGTTTTTATTTGTTTATCTCCGTTCTGTCTCCGTCCCTTCCTTCCCGCAGTCTCCGGCCGCTCCGTCCGCCTTTCTCCGCTCCCGTTCGTGCCGGGTTCCGTAGACCGCTGCTGTGCAGCGGCAAAAGCCAGCCTTGGATGTCCTACACCTTGAAGTATCTCATCCATTGGAAGTGTTTCCTTCTCCTCGTATAGTTCATATCCATCTCGTTCTCATAGCATTCTCTCTCAAATGATATGGATCGGTAGGCTTCACGCCAGCAGCGCTTCTTAATAAGACGGAAGAGAAACTCCAACACATAAAGCAGATAGAAGCCTACTATTAAAAGCTCCTTCTCCTGCTCCCAATGAATGCACTCATGGTTAAGGTCTTTCTTGCTCATCGTGCAACCCTTGCGGACAAACACCATATTAAGAATGGTGATAGCCTTGTACCCCTTTGGGGGGATGATAGTGTTTGTAATTACTTTCATGTTATTCTCCAGTAAATAGTCCTTCTATGGCATACCAGGCACCGCCGATACTCTTGAACTTCACAAGGGAGTTCTGTTGTATCATGACTGAGCTGTCTATAAAGTCTGTATAATTTATCCACTTATCTTCGACCGTTGCCACATTTTTATAATCATTCAGGCTCGATGCACCGGCCTTCAATACGTTAGCAACATTTTTCTTCGCGTAGAGATGATCTGAGGTATTTGCACATTTGACAAAGACTTTGTACGCGTCGACAGACAAACGTGTATCCGTAAAAGTCCGTTTGCAGAATATACTAATTTCCAATCCATCGTAATCGGATGCCTTTGGTAATATAAAGAAGTTACTTCTATAATTATAATGATTATTAACAAAGTAAGTCGTTGCAGGTTCATTCTGCGGATCTATAGTGTATGAACTCATAGACTCCGAGAATACGACCTCTTTTGTCTTTCCGTAAAGGAGATTGGCAGTCACCGAACCTTTCACGTGCAGCGTGTTCGTCTGTGTGTCTACATACATCACTGCCTTGCTCGTGTCACCGCTCTGAGCATCCGTGTCGTTCGCGTACCATGCGAAACGGTTCCCCCACGTGTTCACAGACCACGTAGCACTGTCCATCTTGAATCCTACGCTCTTCAGACCCTGCCTGATGCCTGCCTCCAGACTGTCAGCACGCTGGTCAACATAGCTCTCCATGCTCAGCGTCTTCCCGTTCTCGGATCCTAAAGCGTCAGCGTTCCAGTGAACCGCGTGCCCGCATTTCGCCAAGCTCAGCCGCGACACCACCACGTCGCCGTTCCTCGTCAAAAGCACTCTCACTTCCAGCCAGTGGATCTCCTGAGACTCGCCGCTCGCCGCGTTCGTTGCAGTCATGCCGAAGTGAAACGTTCTGCTTGCACGGGAATACCCCGTCTCGTCCGTTCGCCTGAAAAGACCAATGCCGAAGCCGTCGCATATTCGTCTTTGGTTCACATCCGCAGGATGTACCTCTATAAAGGCCGCATCGTCGAGAGTAACTCCGTTCAGATCCTTGATGAATGCCTGTGCAGCGTAGTCACCCTCCCCTCGGAAAGGTATATAGTATATTAGCCCGTCGCCATTGTCATACTTTCCCGTATATCCCGAACGGGTCATCCTGACACCACGGAAGCCATAGTCCTCGTAATCGTCCGTATACCGCGACATGAAGCTCACGTCGCCCTCTGTTCCGCGCGAGCTCGCGCCATCCGTCGTCTCCCATGAACTCACCTCGAAGTTGGGATCCGGAATCAGGTTCCGTGCCTCCACGTCCCCTGACGATGGTGTCCACTTCACAATCTGCTTTTCGCCTGTCCTGTCGCCCATGTCAAGTCTCACCCAGTCTACAGACACTCCACCATATTCCTTCGGATCCGGACCCTCGGAGTTCTGCTCATAGATACCCACCAGCACGTCGATGTCGCTCTCCGGAGTAAAGCTGAAGCTGTCCACTACCGTTCCCGATTTCGTATAGGTATACCTGTGAGACCACTCGGATTCCCAGTCTTCCGTGAACACATACATCGTCATAAAGTGTCCGTCCATCTTCGGCAGTGTGGGATAGTCATCCTTTGCCTCCAGCCACATCCGCGCCGTCACCGTGTATGTGATTCCCTTCTTTAGATGCGTTGTCGTCGGGCTCACATACGCTTGGTAGCGTTTCGCCCGGCTTCCTCTCACGTCGCCGCCAGTGAGCAGGTTCCCCTCCGTGTACAGGCTGCTCACCGTCGTCCTGATACCCTTGGCCGTCGCCTCGATGCTCGTCTTAAGATCCCGTTCAGCGTTTCCCCGGTCCGTCTTCTCCTGATCCACCTGCTCAAGCACGCGCTCATATTTTTCTGCTGTTTCTGTGATCTTCTGCGTGTTATCCTTTATACCCCCCTCTGCGTTTTCCATACGGGACGTCAGATCCGTGTAGTTTCCCTCCATCGTCGAGATCCGCTTGTTAGTGTACTGCGTCCCACCGGTCCCGTCCGTACCGTAGTAGATATAAGCCAGGAAGTCCCGGTTCGCCTCAAACACCCCGTTCGTGTTGAGCTTCATGCGCACCTCGCGACGATCAACCATGTCGCCCTTGTCGTTATAGAGGATAACCCGGACATAAGCCACGTCCGATGCAGAAGTGTCTTGGAACCAAAGGTTGGCGTGCAAGTTAGCGGCACCGACATCGGTGCCGTTACTGCGGCAGCTATATTTAATGCCGTCGTTTGAATAAAATTCCGTAACCACGATCTCGTAACCTTCTGGCATGCTCTTCATGCTTGAGAACACCTTAGGCCCGTCATCGCCTTGCTGGTGCACGATCTGATACCGAAGGTTTACCGTCCCCTTCTTCACGAACACCTTGGCCGCCGCGTCGCTGGGTTCGGTAGGCTGCTGCTGTGCAGCAGCAAAGGCCTCGTATTTCGTCTTGTCTATGCTATAGTCAATCTCCGCCTTCTCCGTCACAGGCACCAGCTGCCACACGCTCGTCGTCTCGCTCTCCACCACCGGCTGGAGCGTCTTCCCGTCGTTACCCTTGAAATACAGGTCACCCTTGAACACGTTCCCAGCCTTCTTGCTCACCCGGAAGTCCAGACGGCTGTCATCCTTCCCAGTCGGTACCGAGTACTGCTCTTCGATACCCGCGTAGGCCTGGTAAACACCATCGGCGCCAGGTGTACCGGCAATGTCCCCGGTCCTCTTCCGGCCGATCCCACTGTAGGAGATAACCGACGGGGCGCTCTGCTCACCGTCCTTGCTCGCGATGATGATAGCGTTGCAGCGGTCAGCGTCCTGCCACGGGTCAGCGCAGCCGAAGCCCACCATGTCGTCACCAGCCACGGGGAACGTGCAGCCGCTCTGCTCCATGCCGTAGCACGTGAACGTATGCTTGCTCACCTCACTCGTCAGCGTGAGCAGCTTCGTCGTGTGCGCAAAGACCCCGTACACGCACTTCGTCGGCTTGCCGCCAATAAGCACGTTGTCCTCCACGCCGTGCATCACGCACACTCCCCAGTAGTATGTGTTCTGAAAGTTATGAGTCACGCGGGTCTTCACGTTGAACTCCTGGCACTGGCCCATCGAGCCCACCACAAGGTCGTCCTCGATAGAGGTCGTGCCGTCGCTCTCGCAGAAATACACCTTGAACGCGTTCGCCTTCGTCTCAAGCTCCTGATTCAGTACGCCCATGCCGTCACCGAGAAGCTCAACTCGCGTCTCCGTGTCGCTCAGCGCCCTGCCTACGAACGCCACCGGCCGCTCCACACCGTCAACCGTCACAGGAAGCGTGAAGAGCGTCAACCCGGAAACAGAAGACACCTCCCCCGTCTCCGTGTCGTAAGCCATCGGGTCCACCCGCAGGATCTTATGCCCCCAGTCAGAGGCAATCTGTTGTGCCCCAACGTACGTCTTCCTGTGGATCTCCAGCTCTGCCGCCTCGAGTTTCTTCCTCACCACGATGTTGTCCACGGCCAGCACCGAGTAGCTCCCCGTCTCATCGCTCACGTTCCTCAGCGTCCAGCCTTTTCCCGTCATCGACGTGTTGCCGTCCGAGTCCGGTGAATGGATGTCATTCGTCACGACCTTCCCGTTAATGGTTGCGTCCCCGCGCACCGTAGCCTCGCCCATGGTGAGCTTGTGCGTCGTCTCATCATCTTTCGTTTTTGAGAGATACAACCCCGCCACGCCGTTGGCGCAGTAGTCAAGCAGCATGATGAATGCCCTGCCGATACGTGAGGCAGTATTGGCGGCGGTGTTGCGCTCATCGCGGATGCCTTCGAAAAATGAAAGCATCTTCTTGAATTTACTTGTAGTGTCGTCAGCCATCTGTATTAGCTCCTATCTGTTATCTCCGACTAATTGAAAGTATAGTCAAACGTATTGTCAAATATCCTGCCCGCACGTGCCGTCTGTATGACGTTGTGATTTTTCTGGGCATACTGCACGGTGAAGGTGATACGTGGCAGCTCGTCGATATTGTTGCCATATTCCACCTTCGGGTCGGAGACAATCATCTCCTTTCCGGGTGTCACCGTACCGCCATAGACGTTCACAATTCGCACATAGTCGGAACGGAACAATTCTCTGCACCAGTCCGCCATGGGAAACGAAAGCGGGCCTGTGTCAGCCTTGAAACTCGTCGTCTCCGTCACCTTGTAGTTAGTGTTCTTACCCTCTATGTATGCGGTGTCGTACTTATATGCCGCAGAGATCGTCTCTTTACCGATACAGTACAGCAGTTCCTCACATCCGAACGAGTTGTTAAATACGAGGATAGGCGCACAGTCTGGGTTGGAGAAGTCAATGTCAAACTGCTGCGAGCGACTGCCAGCCTTGACAACATACGACGTGAGCGTCTTACCCTGGGCTGTGTAGCGTGCTGGGGAGCAGTCGATGGTCGTGTACTTTGTATTACCTCCGATAACGGTGGCTGCGAACGACCCGGTGCTGCCATCCGAATAATATGCGGTGACGGTAGCGGAATCCGTGCCGATATAATGCAGGTATTCGAGACGGCCGAGAGAAGTGACGCGTGCTCCCATCAAAATGGTCAAAAAATGGGTCTCGCACCACTTCTCAGCAGCCATGTCGATGTCTGCTTCGCAATAGACGATGGTACATGACAATGAAGTAGAGCTGAGATTGCTTTCGTTCGCGTCCCGCTCGGTGATATTAACCGTCATCTCTGTCACAAGACGCGCCTTAGCGTACGGACGCACCAGATCTCCAACGTCGCGTATGGAGATACTGCCGCCCACGGGGAACAGTCTCTCAGAGTATACTTCATCCACGTCGAGCCTTAACACGACGACGGCATCCGTTCCGCCGATTTCGAAAATCAGGTCAGGTACGGTGGCGGAGAAATACTTACCAGAAAGTCCTTGTGATACCGTTATACTCATATTGCAAATCTTAATTTTGTCACAAAGATAAGAAGTATCACCAGCTTTGGAAAATACCATGTCTGACACCTGCCGGCAATATGAAAGGGTTAAGTTACGTGTTAAGAATTCAGAGAATCAAAAAAACGCACGTTCCCCTGGCAAAGGGAGAACGCTTCTTTGACCGCTCTGCCCACTAAAACGATGTCAACACCTCGGCAAGTGGGCGTTTTTCGCGCAAAAGGGGTCCCAAGTTACCGTTTTCAGACGGCAATTTGGGTGATTTTGCGCGAATATTCCACTACCCCAAAACGCAAACCGCGCAATATCAACGATTTGGCGGTTTGCGAGCGGCGAAAGCCGCCGAAGCCTGCCTTAGCAGCCCCCACCGCCCTAAGCCGCCTTGGCAATTGCCTCCCTTTGATATAGCGGAATATGTAAAGACCTTTCAACTCTGCAACGTCGGCAATTAACTCTTTTGTCGCTGCAAGAGGTATGGCAATTGCCATCCGCGGTATGCGCCGGACGGATGAGCATCATCGGTTTTAATCTGACAAAGGACGAAATTAATAAACATTTGTTGAAAATATCAGCCCAAATATTTGCATAATCAACAAAAGTTTATTATCTTTGCAGTGTGATTAAAAAAGAAAGGACATAATGAAGAAAAAACGAAAATCAAAGGAACTTAAGGAAAAAGAAGATGACCTGCTGTTCTATTTAGAGTATTGGAAAAAGTTCCCCAATCACTTTCAGAAGATAGCACAAAAGGAAATTGACGAACTTGAAGACAAGATTAAAAACGATTAAGGCGAGCCTCCTGCAAAGGAGGCAAACCTTCTAAACAAATAGAATGAAGATGAAAGAACAAATAAAGCTGCTCGCAGAAAGAAACCGGATGGCCAAGACCAAAGAGGAGCAAGAAGCCGTGGCCAAAGAGATGGAGGCTTTGAAGAACCAGGATCCCCAGGCATTCACAGAGGCTCTTGAAAGTCTTATCCATACAACGGCAAAGGAAGTTGAAGACCTCACCATCGCAGAGAAGATGGGGGAGGTGACCAAAATGATTTCAATGGCTTACATTGCCAAGACTTATTTCGGCAAGTCGCGTTCATGGCTTGCGCACAAGATTAATGGCAATGTCGTAAATGGCAAGGTTGCCACATTCACTGATGAAGAGCGTGGCACGTTCAAGCACGCCCTTGCTGACATGTCGCAGAAATTAGGCTCATTGGGCGTTTCACTTTAGCCCTTTCTTTTAATCACACCAAGCCCCGACACTGAGCCGTGCCGGGGTTTTTTCATTTAGTAGCGAGCCTGTTGCACGCCACGTCAAAGTAATAATCGTCAAGTTCCCATCCGATAAAATGCCTGTCATTACGTATTGCTGCCAAAGCAGTAGTTCCACTTCCCATAAAGCCATCAAGCACTAGCCCCCCCCGTTTCAAAAGATTTGATAATACATTGGTGCCTACCTTTTCTCCACCCTGTCTTATAGGCAATAAGATAAGGCGGGTCTGTCACCACAATATCAACACTTGAATTAGGCAATTGTGCCATACCTTCCAGACAATCGCCTTTATAGATTCTATCTATTTCCATGGCTACTTCGAATATCCATTGGTGGACACACTGCGATACTGCATGACTGGGAACCGCTCTACCCCGATGCACAGCGTGTCAAATGCGTCGGAGCCGTCGGTACGGCTCTCCAGCTTGTCCTCTTCGGTCTCCGCAAGTTTTTCACCGCTCTTATCTTTCTGGCCATTCTTGACACCGGCCGAGGTGATGGAGATGAGCAGATCCGGATTGTTGTCCCTGTTGATGAGCACTAAGTGGTGGGCACGGCCACGGAACATGCGGTTGATAAGGTCATTCTTCAAGATGTGGTTCATCGGCTTACCGATATACTTGGACTTCACGTTCCATCCCTTGCGACGCAGGCCCGTGATGATCATGCGATAGAAGGCCTCGGAGTGCGTACCATAGCTGTTGCCCACGAAGGTGGCATCATAATAGAAGACAACCTGCCGGCGACGGTGATAGCGGTAATAGTCGTTGAAATCATCAAGCAGTTCCGGGATCTTCCGCTCGTACTTCACGAAGAAGGACTTTAGTACACGGAGCTTGCCATCCTTGCCCACCTGGCCACAGACCAGCCAGTTGATGTTCGCGTTGGCATCAAAGGCGATGATGAGCGGCAATTGAGCGTCGAGGTCGCTATCCTGACGGCAGTCGTTGGGGATGGCACCGTCATTGAGCGCTTCGAGATTAAGCACATTCTCATTCGGCGCAGTGTAGAGGTTGACATCCTCCCTCATGCCGCCGTAGAAGCCGTCCGTACTTATCTCAATGCGCTTGCACATGATGGACGTGGCGAAGGTCAGCGGCGGCAGGTCGCGCTTGGCACGGCGGATGAACTCCTCGCCAAGCAGCGCGAGATTCTGGATACTCGTATACTCCTTGTAGAGAAGGCACTTCGATCGCAGGAAGCTTAGCTTTGCCTCGATGCGGTCTATCTTCTTCTGGATGGCATCCGCCTGCGATGGCATCGCCTTCTGCTGGCGCTTGGCCCGCCACTTGGCATAGACCAGTCCCTCGATGGCAGATCGGAAGAGCACACGTC